TTCCTTTTGCCACTATTTTTATACCAGCGATGGCAAAATAACTAGCTACACCTGCGGTTGGATTGGTTCTTACTACCGAAAATACTGCATCTAAAGCTTCTTTTGACACTATTCCCGCTACTTTCCTAGCCCATTTTTCCCCATATTCCGCCTTAATTGCTTCATTAAATCCGGCGGAATTTGATAAAGCATAAAGACTACCATCGCTTGCCTGCCATATTACAGCATTTGTGTCAGGTCTTTTTGGAATTATTGCTTCTTTTGGCCCATGTCTTTGAATATCTCCCATATTTTTTATTTATGCTTTATTTGCTACTGTTTTTTCGGGCGGAATAGGTGTTGCCTTTCTGTTTGCCGGCGTCGCATCCACATAACCATATAATAACTTATTTGGAGAAGAATTAAATCTATTTTCAAGAAATTTCACACCTATCTCAACATTTATTATCATAGGTAATTTATAATTGTCTGAGCTGAGGTTTTCATCAACAGTATACGCAAATCCTCCCAAAAATATAGGAATAACGTTACTTGTTGCTTTTTTATTCATACCAATTTCCCAAGGCGTATTTTCATCAACACTAAATGTTAAACTATCAATAAAACATTCTCTTTCTTTATACCAATTACCAATCGTAAGTTTTAATATTGGTGGTACAACTGCTCCTGCAATTCCTTTGTAGTCCTGTGGATATGTATATGATGCTAACTCATTTATTCTTTCCCACATCATAGTGTGCTCATGTAAATTTAAGGAAAATATTTTAAAACTAAATGTCAAACTTCTTTCAATACTTTGATATGTATAAAAATTAAAAGGACTTCCTAAAAATTTATTAGTATCCCAATTTGGAGTATAAGTTTCTGTCATATCCGAAATGGTACATCTAAATTGAAGTGTTTCGTTTTTATAAATTGAATAAAATTTTAAAGGTACAAAATCATAGTTATCAGAGGTACGTCCTTCTTCATCTATTTTTACTTCTGTACCTGAATAAACAACAGAGTTAATTGTGTTTAATGCATCAGCTCCTATAGTCATACCTCTTTTCTTATATATTCCTTCCTTTTGTATTGATTGATTGTCAGAATATTTAGCTTTTGTTGAATTTAAACCATCTTTAAGACCAGCTAGAGCTATTTTAGGTATTTGTTCTAAATTTTTGCCTTTTAAGTTAAAATCTGCAAAATTTTGTAATTTAGCTTGTAGAAAAAAAGCACTTAAATCCAATCTATCCCAAGCATCTTCATTTCTAATTGAAGCTAAAGAACCTCTTTTACTAGTATATTTATCTTTTGATGAATATTTAAAACTTAACAATGAAGATGGTTGTATGGTTTGCTGAGACCCTGCTTTCTTTTTCTTCACCCCATCAAAAACCAAATCACTTAGTTTCCCAATTCCTTTTTTTAATAATCCACCTGCTGCAGATGCTGCTTTTGAAATTAAAAAATCTTTGGTTTGGCCTAAAGAATCTTTATTATCTCTTAATAAGTTTTGAATTAATTTTGGAACTTTATTTTTATTATTTAAAAATTTATTTCTTTTATCTATATCATACTCATGTTCAAAAAGCTCCTTTTTCTTTTGCACCCCTTTTTCAAATTCTTTTACAACATTCGATGGAATCATTTGTTCTGGTAATAGTGTTCCCAAAGTTCTACTAACTATATCCGCACCTATATCAGTACCTAAAGCTTTTAAATCTATTTTTGGTGGTGGTTTTACTTGTTCACCCTTTTTTTGCAATGCGTTTGAAATTCTATCACCTACAAAACTACCTAAAGCGTTTGCAACTTTATCAGTAATACTGTCATCTAAACCAGCACCACTTGCCCCTATACTTTTTAACATAATTTGCTTGGAACGGGTAGTACGATTTATAATTCTAAAATAATCTCCACCGTATAGTATTAATTTTGCAGTATCTGTCAATGGTTTTAATCCAACACTATCTTCCTCTATTCTATTTTCAACCAATCTAATAGATTGTTCTTTTCTTCTTTTATTAATTTTATTTGCAAAACTTTGTAATAATGGGTTTGTTGTTTGAATATCAATAATTGATTTTACATTTTGTACAGCGTATGCCTGTTCTGCAGTTTTACCTGTATTTGGTCCATCATTAATAACTTTTGTCCTAAATAAATCTTGTATTGTTGGCATAATTAAAGTCTTTGTCCGTACGCAAAATTATTTCTTGTACTTTGTTCACTTGCTATAGCAATTCCTGTTGTAACTTTTTGCCCGTCAAGATATGCATTAGCTCGTATTTTTCCAGAATTCATATCTTGTCTTAATTTTTTCATTTCATCAACTAATACTCCAATAGCTTGTGTAGCTCCACCACCCAACGGCATAGTTGCCATAGCAGATAATTGAGAACCTCTGTTCAATCTATCTACAACATTCGGTCCCATAGCAACTTGGTCATTTCTTGTTCCTTGATATATTCCACCTTCAGATGTAGATATAACCGTACCACCGCCAGCACTTGGAGCGCCCACCGCCATATCACCAACTTTTGTACTAGCACTACCCATCAAACTCATTAATCCTGCAATCGTTCCTACTGATAAAGCCGCACCTATTATACCAAATTTTGCATTACCAGCATAAATTTTCGCAATAGACTTTTTGAGTTCCATTTTGGCTGCTTTTTTACTCAAAATATACATTGTTGTTAATCCTGCTATAATTGCTGGAAATAATCCTGGTATAAAATTTAAAACTTTAAAAATAAACCCAAACACACTACCTATCATTGTAATAAGCGGTGCCAATCCTTCCATTAAAGGTACAAATCCAGTTGCCAAAGCTGCGGTAATTCCTTTAAATGAATTTTCCATTTGCGTTACAGCATCTGCAATTTGTTGTTGTTTTTCTAATTCTTTCACTTTATCTTTAAGTTGAGAATCAGTCATATCGGTAAGGGTTAATCCCTTATCCATAGCATCTGCAACTAATTTCTTTTGCTCATCACTTAATCCAACTAAACGCTCTTGCATTGTAAGTTGTTTAGTAATTTCTTCAACGGTCATTCCTGCAGCATCCGCTAAAGCTCTTTGTGTGAAAATATCTTTATCTCTAAAATCACCAGTTCTTTGTACCTGTCTTAAAATTTCTTTTTGTGCATCAGCATGTCTATCAGCATATGCCAAAGCTCTGGCTTGAGATAAATTAAATTGTCCACCTACAAAAGTTGCTGCAACTAATTCTTTCTCAATACCTTCTTCAAAATCCAAAAGCTTTTCAGTAGATGTAACAACACTTTTTATATTAGTACCTAATCTTCTTGCTTCAACCGCTGCTTTTGCCAAAGCATTTATATCACCTCTAAAATATTTGTAAGATTCTTCCGCGGATTCTGCTATATCTTTAAATAATTGAGAAGGTGCAACGCCAGACATTTTTGCCATATCAATAAGTTGCATTGATACATTTTGTGCAGTTTCAGCACTCAATCCGGCCATATTTTGGAATATCATATTAACCGCGGCGGCATCGGATTGTGCAATAGCAAAGTTTTTATTCATTACAGTTAATGAAGAAACTATTCCTTCACTAAATGGTATTGCATCACCAAACTCTTTTTTAAGAGCAGACACACTATCATATACATCTTCTGCTTCAACTCCTAATGCAGCGAATTCATTTTTAATACTTTTTACCTGAGCATCAATTTCTTTAGTTTGGTCTGCGGTAAGTCCCGTTTCTTGTCTAAATTTTTTCTGAGCCGCACTTAATTCAGTAAATTGGCTAATTGCAAGTGCAAGAATTCCACCCAATATCACTATCGGTCCTAAACTTTTTGCAGTTGCTTTTACTACATTTCCAATACCTGAAACAATACTTTGTAAACCTTCTGGTAGAGCATTATATAAACCCGTAGTTTGTGCACTTATTTCTCTATACCTCTCAGCCTGTTTTGTAAGGGCTTCATTTCTTTCATATATTTCCTGCGCTAATTTCCTATCTTCTTCCGATAATCCCGTTAATGATGCTTGAAATTCTAATCTTCTTTTTACTTCATCATTTATACCAAATAAATTATCTCTTTCGCTACCAGCCAATTCCGCTGCTTCTATTTGAGTTTGTCTAACTCCTTCTAATACCTGTCTTCTTGCCTGCAATCCTATCAATTCTTCACCACTAGCATTAATTTCTTGTTTTTTTATCTCTAATATTTTTGCAGTAATTGCAGCAAAAGCACCTCCACCTTTTTGTTGAGATACTAAAAGGTTTTTAATAGATGGTGTTAATTTTGAAAATGATGTTCCGTATTCTTCCTGTAAATCATTATACGATTGTTGTCTTTTTGCAGCTTCTTCCCAAAAATCAGCATATTCATCAACTTCATCTTTTATATCTTGTATTCCCTCAAGTTCTTTAGCTAGATTATCAAGATGGTCTTTATCTTTCTGATTTCTTTTTTCTAAACGTTTTATCTCATCTCCACCAGCAACAGCAATACGTTTATTCCTCTCTTCAATGCGTTGTAATATTTCATCACGCTCTTTGAGAAGTTTATTCTGTTTTTCTAATTCTTCCGGTGTAAGATTTCTAACGTCTGCCATTTATAAAATTATTTTACAAAACCGTGCTTTAGCAAGTATGCATAAATTTCAGGATCATTTTTTTTAACTTTATCCAAATAATCTTTTGATTTTGCATCAATTGCATCAATTTTTGCCTGCAGTTGTTTTAACACAGGATCATTATCAATTATTTTTTGTAATTTTTCCGGTGTCCTTTTGGATTTAAACAAAGTCCAAAATTCATTTATATTTGCTTCAGATAATTTATATTTTTTTTCCATTTTAGTATTGTTTACACTTATTCAAACTATAAATATCTTATAAAAGAAAAAGTTAGGTGTTGGTAACATATCTACCTATACCTAACTTTTGAAGCTCCTGTGCTTTTTTGCGCCCTTTTTGCTTCTTCGTTTTCTTTCTTTTTAGACTCCACCAACTTATTATAGTAAAATATTCTTAAATATGTTGGCATTTTGTAGAGCTCCATCATAGAAAATCCGTTACTATACTCAACCATTTCAAAGATTTGAGTATGAAGATTATAACTATGATTCTTCGGAAGGCCAAAAAAAGTTTACGCCCATTGGAATGGGCACCACCTCCACTTCTCCATCGTCATGCGTATATTCAAATACCATGTTCATATCCGGAGCTATTTTTTTAACGTATTCTCTAAAAGCTTTACTATCTTTAGCCAAAAATGAATTACTGATAAATTTATTTATATATCCTAAATCAGAATTACCATCAACCGATTTTATCATGTACCTAAGACGTGTTGTAATTTCAAAAGAACTATCCTTATTTAATTTTTCTAAAGCCTGTATATCTCTATCAATCAATTTTTCATCTCCGTGTGTAAGTAACTTAAACTTAATAACATTTTTACCTACCGGTGTAGTAAACTCAAATTCGTTTTTATTATTTAACAAACTATAATCTATTTCTCTTACACCAACTTTAGATAAATCCACATTAGTTTCTAAAGTAGCACTTTTCTTTTTAGAATAAAAAGTTACTTGATAATCACTACCATAACCCAATAATCTAGTTGCTAAAATAATTGCGTTTTTATCACCCAATGTAATATCATCAATATTTACATTATCTACTACAATTGATTCAAAAAGTTTATCCAATACGATACCTTTTTTAATAAGATTAGCGGAAGAAAGTATATCTTCTTCTTTAGCAGTCATATATTTTATTGTAATTCTGCCGGATGATAGTGGGTTATCTTTTGGATAAATTAACCCTTTTGATGGAAGGTCTAACACTTCCGTTGGAAAATCAAAGTTTTTTTCACTCATAACATTGTTTATTTTTGTATATATAAATACATAAAATAAAAAAAATTGAAAATAAAAAAGGGATACTTTTGGTATCCCTTCTTTTTTATATTGTTTTAAATATTAGTATTCAAGAACTGCGTAATCGTAAGTAAGTGTTAATTCAATTGATACTGGTTCATTTGTTGAACCGAAATCCAAATCACCGAAAGATGCTCTAGATATAAACGCTCCGTTCAATGTCCATTGTTCAACTTTATCACCTACAGGACCTAACATATAAAAATTAATAGTCTTTTTGTAAAATTCTGCATATCCATCACGTCCGGTAATAGATTCATGTGATAAACGAATCCACTCCATTACTAATTGTGCTGCTGATGGGACAATTGGGTCATAAAGAGTTATAGTCAAATCTTGCCACTCACCTTTACCTTTTAATTTTCTATAAGTGTTGATGTGATCAATTTTAACAGTTTCAAACTGAATTTCAGGTCTATTTGCTGTTTTAACCATAAATGCGGGGATACCAACTTCTGCAATTTCCATGTAGTAGCGGTTCTTCATTTTTGGTTCGAACTGCCTGAATATCATCTGGTCATATGTTAATATTAAATTGTCTGCCATTTTTTTGTTCCTTTTATTTTACATTTATAAATATCTACCTTCGTTACTTTCCATTATTATGCTGAAAAACTTGCTCCGGTTGGAAGAATGTTGAAATCAATTATAATGAATTCTGCAGTCTTCGTAGGTTGTAAGTAAATAGCTCCCGCTAAAATGTTTCTATCAATTACATCAGGAGTATTGTTTGTTTCATCCATTACAACATTAAATGCGTACAAACCCTGTCTTTGTTGAATGTTTTCCAGATATGGGTTTACAGTATTAATAAATCTATTTCTTGTTTCAGAAGTGTTTTGTTCAAATACTAAATAACGAGATGTAGATGCTATAAATTTCTTAACTGCAATCAATAATCTTCTTACATTGATTCTATCCAAAGCTGATGCTTTATCTTGTAAAGTTTTTTGACCAAATGCTACAATACCTTGTCCAGGAAATGCCGCAATAGGATTTACTTTGTTTTCATACAGTGTATCTCTTTCAGAATGTGTCAATCTATTTAATACACTAACTGCGCCTACAATACCACCTCTATTCAAACCAGCAGGTGCAAACCATTCTGCTGCCAATCTATCACTACTTGCATAAACAGCAGGTAATAATACTGATGGTGGAACGGTTGTTAATTTATTTGTATTAACATCAATTGTTTTCATCCAAGGATAATATGTTGCTACATAGTTTGAATCAACTGAATTTGCTTGTTCAGTTGCAGTTGTAATAGATGCATCATAGTCAGTAAAATCAGCAATATAGAAACAATCTTGTCTATCTTCACACATATCAATTAATTTCTGAGTAACTGCTGGGTGAAGTTCCCTGATAATACCAGGAGCTACTACCATATTGATATCATATTCATCGGGATTAGAAAGTGCATTAATACCTTTAACATATGCTTGTGAACCCGCAGATGCTAAAGTTGAACAATTCAATCCTTGATTATTAGCTGGTCCCCAATCTGCATCTCCGGCTTTAGCTTTTACTATAATTGGATTTACACCATCAAAACCACCTTGTAATGCTACTAAAAATTGTCTCTTAACCATATCAGATGTTGCAGAACCTGTCATTTGATATGCCAATTGTGAATCAAATGCAAATGTAGTATTTACTCCTACCCCTGCACTTGCCGGTAATGGTTTTAAATATTGAGTGTTATCTAATAATGCTGCTACGCTTTCGTAATCAAATCCAGAATAATATTTTGGAGATGATGATGTATTTTCAGCAGAGCCAGTTTGATAAATTACTTTAGGTACTAAATTTGGATTAGATAATCTTACAGGATTAGTATAAGCACCATGTCCAAAAGGTGCTGCTGATATTGGGAATGAGCCTGGTGCGGAAACTTCAACTCTTATATTGAGAGATTTGTTACTATAATCACCATTTTCAGTAATTTTACCGAATTGGTCAATTGTAAAATATCTGTCACCAATAACTCTTGCAATATATCTAGGAGATGCTGGGTCTAAGTTTACATTACCAAATTGTTCAATAACACTTTTTGATTTATCAGTATCACCATATGTTCTTAATGTTACTGTAAATGTTGAGTAATCAGTTGAACCATCTTCACCTGCGGCTTTTACATTTGAAATACCAATTTTATATTTCTTATTATAAACTTCACCTACTCCGATTGTATGGAAACGGAAAAGGTCATATCTTTCACCACTTATCAATTGAGATTGTATATAAGGAGTTGATGCTGCCAAAGCTTCATCTGTATAATCTTGGTCAGGAAGTATAGAATGTGAAATTTGGGAAAATGTATCCGATACTGGAAATAAAGATGCACTATGTTCATAATAGATATATCCATAAGCATTTTTAACTCCAAATGGAGATTCACCAAATACATCTTTTAAGTCATTTGTATCAGAAGGAAGAATAGATGCGGAAATTCCAGCGTTTGGATTATTTAATCCGCCAAATTCATTTCCTTTAAGTACAAAACTACCTTTCACTGCTTGATTATCTACAATACTACCAGTAGAAATAATTGCTTGATAAGTAGAACCTACTTTAGTGTTATATAATACTCCTATTAATTTAACTCCAAAACCACTACCACTAGCAAATACGCCTAATGGTCCTTTTTGTGTATATCCTTCAGTACCAGCTATTCTTACAATAGTAGCAGTACTAGCTTCTCTAAGATAATTCTGAACTGCATACTCTGTATAAAAAGTTCCATCCGGTACTCCGAATATTGTTTCAAATTCCGTTTGTGAACTTACGATTGTAGGAACAAACGAAGGTCCTTGTTTAAAAGGTCCTATAAACGCCGCTCCAATTTCACCAATTCCTTGAGCTAAGAAGGAAAGGTCATTTTCTCTCGTAAATACGCCTGGTGATACTATTCTTTCTGCCATTTTATTTCTCCGATTTGTATTTTAAATTTTGTATTTGTTTATCCACAAAAATACACATATAAATATAAATAAAAAACCCAAAACATAATTTTGTTTATAAAGTGTTTCGGGTATTTTATTTTTTTTATATAATAATCTCTTAATCAGCTTGTGCCGCGTAATTAGCAGCCGCTGGTAAAGGTGGTGTTACTGATCCAGATAACGAACCGGTGTACCAAGGTAGTTCATGTTCTGAAACATTAGTAATAATGTTCTTTTGTCCATTAATATCTTTCTGAACTCTACCCATAATATGCTCCCAATAGTTTGTAGATGAATTTGAACCACTTACGGTATTTTTTATCCATCCTAAAACTTTCTCTTCTGTTAAATCATTATATGATGTAAAAGTACTAACATTCACTTCAGATGCTTTAAAAGGAGTTGCTCCTTGAAAAGTTCCGCTGTAACCTTCATCATCGGTAACTTTTACTTCCCATTGTGTACCTATAATAACCCCATCAAGCTCATTATAATTTTGTTTTTTAAGGCCTTTGAGTTGCCATTGCTCTGTATATCCCATAGTTTGTATGTTTTATGTATAAATATGTTTGTTTTTGAAAAAAGTAACTTATTATTCTTTATTAATAATATTGTAAACCATTTTTTTCAATTCTTCAATTTCCAAAGATTGTTTTTCAATTATTTCTTGCTGTTCTTTTACAGATTGAATTAATACTGGTACAATTTTTTCTAATTGGACTGTTTTATAGTATTCACCTGTTACAGAACCTCCATCACCTAATGCATCAAACGGTGCTTGTTTTACTGCTTGTGGTACAACTTTTTCAACCTCTTGTGCAATAACACCAATATCATGTCTATCCATTGGTACAAATCCTAATTCATCAACTAAAGGTTTCCAATCAAAATAAACTCCTCTTAATTGTTCCAATAATGATAATGCGTTTGGAATTGTTACTACATTTTCTTTTAATCTAATATCTGAAGAATACGCAATAATGTTACCGGCAGCGTACATATTACCACCACCCATTTCCAGTTGCCATCTATTTGAAGATGCAGACCATCCACCGATACGAAGCCAGTTATCACCATCTAACCCCATATTAGTTGCCCAAATACCATATTTGTGGAATGATAGGAATGCAGAGTTATTACCGCCTGCAGTTGCTTGTAAATTCGCAGTACTAGTATTACCGGAATAGTAATTTCTTTCAACCCTAAATTGGAATTGACCATTAGTCTCCGAATAACCACCTACTTGACAATGTGCGTAAAATGTTCTTAATTCACCAGAGTTGTTTCCAAAAAAGTAATAAGTATCATTTCTATCATAATACAAATACGATTGGTGATATGAACCAAAGATTGTGTTATCATTATGCCAGTTAAGATACGTTGCGTATCCATCACGACAATCCAAATGTAAATTACCATTTGATGTAAAGATACTTGCCCATCCATCAACTCTGTTATTTGTACCAACTCTTAGATATGCACCCCACCACCAGTTTGGACCATGTAGAGTACCACCTCTCATTCTTAAACCTTGGTTATCGGTATTGTGTGGGTCTAAGTAATATCCAGTATCTTGGTTATCATAAAAAATTGGCGCTCTTAACGAACCACCTGCTTCCAAATATTGGTTTACATATACACCCCAAGGTTGCATTGACATTCTTTCGTTACCAGCCCAATATAGGTAAAGGACTGCTCCACTCATATACCAAATCCAACCCCTAGCATTATCATGAACACCTACGTTATCACCCATAGTACTCATATACACATATCTCGAACCTACTGAGTATCCATACCAACCGTTTCTACCACCACCATAAGTTGCTATGTGCCCATAAGAACTACCTTCACAAAAGACACTCCAAATACCTTGTCCATAAGATTCCCAATAAACACCAGAACATCCTTGAGGTCTGAACCAGTTGTTTGCTAATACATAGTGAAGTTGGGATACACCATTTGGGTCAACTCTGTAGGATGTATCGTTTCTATCATAGAAAATAGTACTATCAATTCTACCAACACCATAGATATCATATCCATAGTGTTCTGAGTGATAGAAGAATCTAATCCATCTATTTGAGTAATAGTTGAGATATATATCATATCCACAGAATGAATCAATATGTAAGTTACCACTAAGCCAAATACGTCCACAACCATTTCTTGCATGCAAATAGTTATCCGTTCCAATATAGTGTAACTGAGAAGTACCATTAGGGTCTATATAATATCCGGAATTATTAGAATCATACATTATTGTTGACCAGAAATCATTTGAGTATTCGTTCAATCCATACATCGCCACTTTATACCAAGGGCGTTTTGAACTCCAATAAGATGTCCACCATGCACCACTAATAGGTCCACCAACTAACTGCCATCCATATCCACCATTGTAACAACAAACGTAGTGATGTGCTTGAACACCAACCCAGTGAGATGTACCGGCAGGTTGGTTAGCTGGGTTACCCCACGTATCAAAGAAACCACTACCCCATTGGAATACCGAAATAAGGTCAGTTGTACCCCAACCCATTGAACCCACCCAATAGTTAGAATCACCAGTATAATCATTTCTTCTAAAGTTACCTTTGGCTGTTAAACCAATTCTCATTTTAGAATAATCATCAGTACCTTGCCATCTAGTAGTACCATTACCATCAAAATAGAATGATGTATCGTGGTCATAGTAAATAGAAGCTCTAACGTCAGCGTGTGCATAAACACCATGTGACCTCATCGACATTCTATCATTACCTGCCCAATATAAATTCAGGTCACCACCACCCATATACCAAATCCAACCCCTAGCGGTATCATGCAATCCGAAGTTATCACCCATTGTACTCATTAGAGTATAACGGCTACCCACACCATATCCTCTCCAACCATTTCTACCGCCACCATAAGTTGCAATGTGTCCATAAGGGTTACCCTCACATTCTGGTGACCAAATACCTCTACCATAAGATTCCCAATAAACACCAGTACAACCTTGTGGTCTGAACCAATTATTTGCGAGTACATAGTGAAGTTGCGATGTACCGTTAGGGTCTACATAATACCCAGTATTATTTCCATCATACCAAAAACCTGCATAGAATGTGCCACCACCAATGTTTCTATCGTACAACATTATCTCATACCAAGGATATGTTGTACCACCCCATTTACCTCTTAACCACCAACGGCTTTGAGCATCATGTGCACCTACCATTTGCCAACCATATGCTGCTCCACCATCAGATGTTGCATAGTGTTGGCCGGAAACTATACCTTGAGCGTGAATGTATCCACCACCTTGAGGGTGTGCAGTACCACCGCCCCAAATATCCCATCCCGCAAAACCAGACTTCCATGCATTATCCCAGTTTCCAGCAGAAGTTCCCCATCCAAAAGTACCCGTCCAATAATTTACATCACCTGTATAATCAAATCTAGGAGTAATCCAATGATACCCCCTATTCATAGCTGCATGTGTTCTTTGGGTGAATCGTGCCAAGCTTGAAGTACCATTAGGGTCTACATAATAACCACCATCTTGCCTATCGTAATAGATGTTGGCGTAAGGAGTTGCAACAATTTGTAAATTATTTCCAGTAGATTCACCCAAATACATTGTCATAGATGAGTTATTACCATACCAGTGTTGTGATTCAACTACATATGCTGAGAAGTCCCAACGAGGCTCATTGTTTACGTTATTTACTAATTTAATTCTATTTGTTACATCATAGTTTCTACGAGATGTACTAGCTGGGTCATCATAATATCCTGTATTATTTGAGTCATAGAATATAGGACTGTATAAAGCTGCTGTTGAAAATATTGCTCCGGTTGTATAGATACCTCCATTCATTTGCAACCTAGTGTATGTTGTACCATTGTTTCTTAATGCGATAACATGAGGGTCACCAGGTAAGAATGTACTACTAGCATATTCATATCCTAATCCGTACATATTACCGATTGGCCAGCTTTCACCAATAGTCCAAATTACTTTAGATGCTGTACCACTACTATTGTAATCACCCATCATACCACCATTATTTCTAGATACCCAATAGTTATCGTAATATCCTCTACCAAAGTGATAAGATACGTTCATTACAGTTGTACCATTACCATCAAATCTATAAGTTGTATCATTACCATCATAATAAATTGGTGCATACATTGCTCCCAATCCTTGTACATAATCATGTCCTATAATCCAACCATCAACTCTAAGATTTAGGTTACCACTATCTGAACTCATACGGAATTCACCTTGTGCTCCTATAACGTCAATACCAGATTGAGAATCCCAATGCGTATTGGTTCTAAATCTCATAGTACCACCATTAACATAAGGCATTCTTATTTCAGAACTAAAGTCACCAAAGAATGCGGAGTTTGTATCGTAGAATATAGGTGCTTGAACATAGTTTACACCATAAATGTCTCTACTTCTAAGTATTTGCAGGTCACCACTAATATATGAATAGGTATCACTTTCAATATTTGCAGTATATCCTTCTGCAACATCCATTACTCCATCATAATATGCACCATTTTGTATTTTACGAAGTACAACTTGTCCATATGACCAAGATGATGAACCATTACCAATTACAATACAATACTTACCATCTTTAACACCAACTCTTACAGGTTTATCAGTATATCCAACTACGTTTGCATTAAAGTTATACCAATAACCATTCCAGTTATGTCCACCAACTATTATAGTTGCTGCAGCATTTCCATTATATTCATAAATGTCAATTACAGCATGTATCATTCCATAGTTACCAATTCCACCAGGAAATTTAATAACCACTGCTCCGGTTGCACCTGTTGCTCCCCAAACTGCATAAGGTCTACCAACTAAGTTTCTTTGTTTAATACCACCTGCGATTCTTAAAGAAGTTGCTGTTGTATTAGGGTCTAAGAAATACCCAGTATCATTATAATCATAGAATATATTTGCTCTTACATCACCAAAATTTGTAGCCGAACCACCACCGGCATTTATACCACCATATAACCAGTTATATCCGGCTGAATAAATACCAGATGGATGCCAAGATGCATTACCCGTACCACCAACGTTACCATTACCTCTATATGAGTATGAATAAACATCATTAAGGTTTGAAGTACCATTAGGGTCTAAATAATATCCTGTATTATTGTAATCATAAAACGATGTTCCTCTTACTTGTGCTGCTGATGCAAAGTTATTATTTGTCCATGTCCAAGACCCACCATAGTTAGGTCCATCTAATTCAAATATTATGTTTGCACTTCTTAACCTCAATCCATAATAACCGGCTAATTGAACCATAGAACCACCAAATGGTCCTCCTATATTCGAACCACCCAAACCATACCAAGGTGCGTTATTTACTGTATCACCAAAGTTATTATAAAGAGTAAAATATCTATCAGCAAATATATTATTAATTCTTGAGTTTGAATTAGGGTCTACATAATATCCTGTATTATTTAAATCATAGAATATTGGTGATTGCATTGATGCTACTGCATAAAGGTTACCAGATGTATCACCATACACAACATTACCACCACCACTATTTCTGAATATGAACGACGATGCATATTGGAAGTACCAGTTACTACTATGATATTGAATTTTACCCGAAAATTCACCTGTCCATCCTGCCGAGTCTGCCCTCCAATCACCAACCGTTCTTATAGATTGAGTTGATGTTGGGTCCAAATAATAACTAGTATTATTTTGGTCATAGAATATTGGTGCTCGCATTGAACCAAACGCAAAAAGGTTAGATGAAGTATCTATGTATCCTCTTTGTGTGTTTCCAGTTACAAATTCTATGTAACTACCATCAGAACCTAATGATAAATAATTTGATGAATAAATACCAGGTCTACCCCAAGCTGCTCCTAATCTAACATCACCAACACCATTACCCTCTGCATTATTTACTCTAAATCCAGAATCGTTTGTATAAAATTGAACTCTGTTAGATGAACCGCCTCGTAGTACAAACCCACCATTAGCCGGGTCTATATAATAAGAGTTGTTATTAATATCAATAAATGAAGCCCCATATATACTACCACCACTATAAATGTTTCTATTAGTTGCTAAACCAGCGTAAGAGTTAGGGTCTATTTCTGCAAATGTTGTGGAACCAGGATTACCAGTACCACCATTTGTCAATGTCCAACCACTACTTTGATAGTTATCACTCATTGCAATTCGCAATGTTCCACCTGAAGTTATGTAAATTTGTAAGAAATGAGTATCGTATGTACCCGTACCTCTTATACGAATATTATTAAATATACCCCCATTACCGTACCAACTCTTACCCAACATTGTAATTGTAGCAGAACCACCAAATGAAATTCCAGCATTAAACTTCATAGAGCCATGCATAGAACTTTCATAGTCCCATATATGGAACGTAGCCATTGCTCTATTACCAGGATTTGTTGCAATAGTCAACCACGTGCCTGCGGTAACATTAATATCTAAAAATTGCTGTACTGCCCAACCACCAACATTTAATAAATTTAGGTTTGATGTTGAAGCAGGGTCTATATAATAGCCAGAATTATTTAAATCATAGTATATTGGTGAATAAACCGAATTATTTACATAGAGTATATTATCAATTCTAACATTCGCATCGCCTTCACCAAATGATGCTATACGAGAACTTAAATCTTCATTATTAAAGATACGGATACCACCATATCCAGGTTGTGCACCCATACGGATACCAGTGTGCCATCTTAAGTCTAATTTGTTGTAGTTACCACCATAGTTTTCTAAGTTAGTACCAATGTAGTAGTTGTCTGCTGCATCATTATCGCCACCACCAAGCATTAATCTTACACCAGTTATACTATTATATGCGTTTGCTGAAGTATATCCCCCAATTGTTACTCTCCTTTCATTTGATGGGTTAATGTTTACAGCCCAACTTCCTGGTCCACTTAATAAACCAAATCCGTTTCCATCAAAGTATAGGTAACCTCTTGAACCAGCACTTCTATCAAAAATCTGCCAACCATTATCTGAACGAGATTTGATGTATGCTGAGTTATCAGAGAATATACGAGTATCATATGATTGCCAATAAACCCCCGTTGCTCCTTGTGGTCTAAACCAGTTATCAGCCAATACATAATGTAGTTGAGATGTACCATTAGGGTCTACATAATATCCTGTATTGTTTGAATCATAGAATATAGGAGCTCGGGCACTGGTTCTAAATTCTACATAACTACCGTCTTGATTAGGATAATTTCTTTGACTCCAATCCCAACTACTACCGTTTACCGCACCTCTTCCACCGTAAAGATACCAAGCACCGTCTGCTGCTACATGTTGCAATTGATATCCCAAATTACCATTTGTAGCTGTTTGATAGATAGAAGCGTAAGTGCCAGTTACTGTAAGTGTGGCGTGACCTGATCCAAATGGTGAGCTTCCCCAATCTCCTCTGTAATTTCCATAATAAGTGTTTGTTCTATTAAAAATAGAAGTAGATGCAAAATCACCGTAATAACTACTATCATTTGAATCATAGAATATTGGTGCTCTGAAATCACCGTATGATTCCACCGTAGCATTACCTCTAATTACCATATTACGGTCTCCCGCCAAACCACCATCTCTAAATACAATATCTTCACCACCAGAAGTTGCTATAATAAGATGATTATCATCAGTATCCGTAGCTTGTAAGAATCCCCTTAATGAACCCGCTGAAGTATAAAGTTGAATAACATTTCCACTATTAAGATTTATTGTTCCAGTTGATGTAACACCCGCAAAAGTTACCGCATCGGTTGTTCTAATGTTTTGATTCATTAAGTAAACTTCCGTTGCACCTTGTCCTGTATCAATTGTACCACTAAGAACTACGTTACCATTTACTTGTAATGTATTATCAGCGTACCATCTATCAGTTGATTCATCCCAATAAAATGAAACGGTTGAAGATGAACCTCTCCTTACTTCTATACCAGCATTTTCAGATGGTGCGCCGGAAGTAAAATTAGAATTTAATGTGATTATATTATCCGCAAGTAATATTGTTTCTGTATTGACTGTAGTTGTTGTTCCACTTACAGTAAGATTACCACTAATTGTAGCGTTACCAGTAACTGCCAATGTAGTACCATCAAATGTTAAATTAGATTCAACGGTTGCGTTTGGTGCTGAACCATTTAAGGTGATTACACCATTATCAGTTGTTCCAGTTAATGATAATAAACCAGATGAACCAGATGTACCTCGTGTGCCAGAACTTCCAGAAGTGCCACTACTTCCAGAACTACCTGATGAGCCAGAACTTCCACTACTACCAGAACTACCTGATGAACCGCTACTTCCCGAACTACCAGATGTGCCACTTGTTCCAGAAGAACCAAATCCAGATGAGCCAGATGAGCCGCTTGAACCACTTGTACCTCGCGTACCAGATGTGCCACTCGTGCCACTCGTGCCATCTTTACCGGATGAGCCACTACTTCCAGAACTACCAGATGTGCCACTTGTTCCAGGTTGACCACTACTTCCACTAGTACCAGATGTTCCTGAACTTCCACTACTACCAGATGAACCATCTTTTCCAGATGATCCAGATGTACCTGAAGAACCTGATGTACCTGAAGAACCAAATCCAGAGGAACCAGACGAACCAGAGGAGCCAGACGAGCCAGACGAGCCGGAACTTCCGCTACTTCCAGAACTTCCCGATGAACCACTACTTCCAGAACTACCGGAAGAACCCGATACACCAACTCCACCTGTTACCCCACTACTACCAGAGCTGCCACTACTTCCAGATGTGCCAGAGCTTCCACTTGTTCCTGATGAACCAGAACTTCCAGAACTTCCAGAACTACCGGATGAGCCAGCAATACCAGAAGAACCTCCAGCTCCACTTATTCCTGATGTTCCTGAACTTCCACTACTGCCAGATGAACCAGATGTGCCACTACTTCCAGAACTACCAGATGAACCGCTACTTCCTGATGTTCCTCCAACACCTGTAACACCTGATGAGCCGGAACTTCCACTACTTCCAGAGGTGCCGCTAGTTCCAGATGTACCAGAAACTCCACTCGTTCCAGAACTGCCACTTGAACCAGTTAATCCACTACTTCCACTACTACCAGATGAACCAGATGTGCCACTAGATCCAGATGTTCCATCTTTTCCAGAAGTACCAGAACTGCCACTCGTACCGGATGTACCAGATGAGCCACTTGTCCCACTACTTCCTGAACTGCCCGATGTGCCGCTTGTGCCTGCACTACCTGATGTTCCAGAGCTGCCACTTGTACCAGATGAGCCACTACTTCCAGAACTACCAGATGAGCCACTACTTCCTGATGAGCCACTACTTCCTGATGAGCCACTTGTTCCCGAACTACCAGAGCTGCCACTCGTTCCTGCAGAGCCGCTTGTTCCCGAAGTGCCACTCGTGCCAGAACTGCCACTTGTTCCAGATGTGCCACTAGATCCAGATGTTCCAGATGACCCACTTGTTCCGGAAGTACCAGAAGTACCAGAAGTTGCTGCTGCAAATCTTCTACTAATTCTACCAGTTGTTGTATTTAAAACTAATACCTCATTTGTTGTATTATCAGTTGGTATTGTATCACCAGTTACTACGATTGAACCACTTATATTTAAACTACCAGTAATTTCTTGTCTATCAGTAACATTATCACCAAATTTATTTGAACCGGTTGCGTATATAATTGATGATGAAATAAATGTTGTATGTATTTCAGTCGCTGTAATCTTTCCACCTACAGTAAGGTTATTTGTTACAGCTACATTATTCGTAAATGTACCACTTCCAGTTACTATTAAAAATTCATTAATAGTTGTACCTTTATTAATTTCCAAACCCCTATTCGGAGATATTAGTGCTATTGCGGAACCTGATTTGAGTCTATTAATATCACCAATAGATTCTGCTGATATATTTGTAATTAAACTACCATCACCTCTTAAAAATGATGCAGAAACTGAACCAGAAACATTTACGGAACCTGTAAATTGAGTATTTGCATTTATTACAATTGGAGAACTTCCAGGTGAATCTATTGTACTTACTTCAATTATTGATGATGAGAATACAGCTCCATTGACAACATTTACAGAAAATGGTGAAGCATTAATTACAGGACTTCCGCTAACATGTAGTGATATTACGCTAGAACTTACCTGATTTAATCCATTTGGGTCAATACCTAAGAAACTACTCATCTACTTAATTTGGTTTTAACTCAACTCCAATGCTGAAACAATTATATCTGCTGAAGATGCAAGTGATGATGTTACCGAAAGAAAATCATTTGCTTCTAAAACAATTTTTTGTTCTCCACCAACCAAAACGGTTGCTGAATTTGGTGTAATAAGAACATCCTTCACTAAATATACAGTTTTGTTTGCTGAACTATCTCTTGCCATTACACTTACTGATATATTATTTGAATTTATATTTGCTACACTTACACCTATAATTGTAGTTGTTGTTGCACTTGGAGTTGTGTAAGCAACAACACCGGTTGTTCCTACACCATTTGTCATACTATTTTTAAATACGTTTGCCATCTATTAATATTTTAACCTAAAGCTATAGCATATGCTAAAGCCGTATCTAATACGTTTACACTATCTACTAAATATCCACCGGCTGTCAAATTTATAGAACCAGTCATTTTCATAGAACCAGTAACAGATAAACTATTATTAACAAGTAGATTATCAAACGATGCTTGCTGCACATCAATAGTTCCCTTAAATGAACCGGTTAATGAACCAGTAAACGAACCACTCAAGTTTGCATATGAATTATTTTTATCTTGAATGATTGAGCCAGAAAATATGGGACTATGGATTACCATCTACCTTAATTGTTTTACTTATGTATAAATATTGAGTATCTCCAATTAAGGTTTTACCGGCCATACTATACTAAAAGGGTTTAATTGATTTGTAACATCTCTTAATTGTTGTCTGTATGATTGCCAATTATTTTTAGTTTCTATTGGTATATCTGATAATTGTGTCCAATCACATTCTAATAATAATCCATTTCTAATTTCTCTAATTTCTTGCCATTTTGTTTCTATTCTTTGGTTTATTTCTGATGTTGAAGCATCTGTTTGCTGCCAGTTTTGGTAATATAGACCATCTATTAATAATGGTGTTCCTTCTACAATATTTTTTGTATAATCATTAGGCTTTGGTGTAATCCTTACCTCAAAAATGTTATACTGATTCATTAAACTTTCTGTGATTTCCGATGGGAAACTTGTATTTTGGTAATCTTCTCTTAATTTTTGTAAAGAGTATGGATAATTTATTTCGTTATTTTTAATTCTTAAATACATAATTTATTTCCAATTTAATGGTATTGATGCAAAATTAGATAAATTGACACAATTGTTAAATGCATCAGTACCAGATGGTGTAGGAGTTCTATTCCATAACTCAGGAGCGGTACCTGTTAAAGCGTTTGATGTAGAAGTCATATTGTAAATATTATTAAAAATTGTTACCTGAGTATTATTTGTAAATTGTAAAACATTTGTTAATACTCTACAGTTACGAAATGTTGATGAAAAGTTTACAACATTTGTATTTAAATCAAATAAGTCTAAAGGTACGGTTGTCAATGAACTACATGCTAAAAAACAAGATGCAAATGTAGTTGCCAAAGGGACTTCATCAAATAATCCAGATGGTACTGTTGTTAATGTAATAACTGATTCAAATGTATTTGTAAATGTTGTTGCATTTGTAGAATAATCAAATAAATCCGCCGGTATAGATGTAATACGGGTTCCTCTCATTAAAGATGCAAAACTTACTACTTCTGATAATCCAGTATATCCCCCCACACTACTCAAAGATGCGCTACTTGGAATTGATGTTAAATTAACACATCCATAAAAATCTATTGTTCTTAATCCAACAGTTCCCCATTGTACTAAAGAAGTTATTAAATTTCTTATGCTTAAATTATTATTTACTTTAAATCCTGGCATAAACCCACTAATAGTAATTGTATATGTTCCCGGTGATGTATATGTATGAATTCTATCTATTGAAGTTGATGATATAATTAATGGCGATGAAGTACTATCTCCCCAATTTATTGTAAGCTGTGGTGTTAATCCACCATAATCAACTAAAGGAATTGTAAAAATAGTATTCGCTAAAGTTGTAGTTACCTGAATTTTAAAGGGAAATTGCTCTTGACCGCTTGGTATTAATTTTCTCGCTATACTCATAACTTTAATTATTAACTAAGATTTTTTCCTACTACAAATCCATAATATGTTGTACCCCCATCATAAGTAAAGAATGTTAATACATCAACACCCGATGATGTTAATACTGGAGCTGTTCCACCCACCCAATCAATTGATGCAGGCCATGTAATTACATACGCTCCAGCGTTCACAGTTGTTAGTGTAAATCCAAATGCGTTTGGTGCTGCTGGTGGGTTATCAAATGTTATTGTAGCTGTTGCATTAAATTGTCTTCTAAAATTATTTCCAATTGAAAGGTCAATAATAACACTCGCACCTGTTCCGTAGCTGTAATAAGTTTCTCTAAATGTTTGTGAAGAAATAAATCCAGTAGAATTTGTAATATCACCTGTATTAGTAAAATCTCCATTAACATTTAATACACCTGTAACACTTAATGTAGTGCCGTTAAATGTTAAGTTATTTTCAACATTACCACCACTTATTCCACTATCATAAGTAATCACACCATCATTTGTAGAACCTTGTAATGGTAGGAATCCAGAAGTACCACTTGTGCCAGATGTGCCGCTTGTACCATTTGTGCTACTCAATCCAGATGTTCCTGAGGTACCAGATACACCAGATGAACCAAAGAATGTACCATCTTTACCATTTGAACCTGCAGCTCCATTTGTACCCGATGTACCAGATGTAAAACCTGGAGGGGTTGTACCCGATGTTCCACTTTGTCCGCTAGTTCCAGATGAACCTGAAGTTACCCCATAGAAAGATGTACCAGATGTACCATGCGAACCATCAACACCACTACTACCAAAGAATGTTCCATCTTTACCAGATGTACCGGATGTACCTGCTGAAGATGCAATACCACTTACTCCACTCGTACCTGCACTACCAGAAGTACCAGATGTACCCGCACCTGAAGTACCAGAAGTACCAGATGTACCACTACTACCAAAGAATGTACCATCTTTACCAGATGTACCTGATGTGCCACTTGTACCAATTCCATCAGTACCAGATGTACCAGAAAATCCACTTGTGCCACTTACACCTGATGTGCCGGAACTTCCAAAAAGAGTTCCATCTTTACCAGAAGTACCAGATGTGCCACTTGTTCCAGATGTTCCAGAGGAACCTGATGTGCCACTTGTTCCAGATGTGCCGGTTGTACCCGAACTACCAAAGAATGTACCATCTAATCCAGATGAACCTGAAGTTCCTGAAGTTCCAGAGCTACCAGATGTGCCACTTGTTCCAGATGTACCTGATGTGCCACTTGTACCAGAACTACCAAAGAATGTACCATCTTTACCAGTTGTACCAGATGTGCCTGCTGAGCCGGATGACCCTGCAGTTCCAGTTGTGCCACTTGTACCAGATTCACCGGATGTTCCTGATGTTCCTGATGTGCCATTTGAACCAAAGAATGTACCATCTTTACCAGAACTACCAGAAGTACCTGATGTGCCACTTGTGCCGCTAGTTCCTGTTGTGCCACTCGTGCCAGATGTGCCAGAACTGCCTCCACTACCTGCAGTACCATGCGAACCAAAGAATGTACCATCTTTACCACTTGTACCTGCGCTACCAGATGACCCCCCACTTCCTGCAGTACCAGAGGAGCCTCCACTTCCTGCCGTACCAGAGGAACCAGATGTACCCGAAGTCCCACTACTACCTGATGTACCATGAGAGCCGAAGAAAGTACCATCTAAGCCAGATGTACCTGAAGTACCCGATGTACCAGATGTGCCACCACTTCCTGCCGAACCGTTTGTACCATCAATACCGCTTGTGCCATTTGTGCCAGCACTACCCGAACTACCTGAAGTTCCTGAAGTGCCTGCTGAACCTCCACTGCCCGCTGAACCACTTGTACCATGTGAACCAAAAAACGTACCGTCTTTACCACTAGTTCCACTTGTGCCAGATGTGCCACTCGTGCCAGATTCACCCGATGTACCAGATGTGCCACCACTACCAGATGTACCCGAACTTCCAAAAAAAGTTCCATCTTTACCAGATGAACCTGAACTACCTGAAGTTCCACTTTGTCCACTTGTACCTGATGAACCAGATGTACCGTGCGTACCTTCACTACCAGAACTTCCTGAAGTGCCTGCTGAACCAGAAGTACCGTTTGTACCGAAGAATGTTCCATCTAAACCGGATGAACCAGATGTGCCAGCTGTGCCACTCGTGCCTCCTGTTCCTGATGTGCCACTTGAACCCGAAGTACCAGATGTGCCAGAACTGCCAAAGAATGTACCGTCTTTACCAGATGAGCCGCTTGTGCCACTACTTCCTCCACTACCTGCGGTGCCAGATGAGCCAGACGTACCAGATGAACCACCACTTCCACTTGATCCTGAACTGCCACTACTTCCACTACTGCCCGATGAGCCAGAAGTGCCAAATGATCCTGAGCTTCCTGATGAACCAGAAGTGCCACTTGTGCCGCCTGTGCCACTTGAGCCATCAGTACCACTTGTACCAGGACTTCCAGCGCTGCCTGGAGAGCCACTTGTACCAGATGAACCAGAGGTTCCAGATGTGCCAAATGAACCTGTTGTGCCAGAGCTTCCACTACTACCTGAAGAACCGGCTGAACCAGAACTTCCAGATGAGCCAGAACTTCCTGATGTACCAGAACTTCCTGATGTACCGAATGAACCTGTTGTACCAGAGCTGCCACTACTTCCAGATGTGC